AGCAGTAAGAAAGTCACCGTTGGTTACAAATACTACCTCGGGATGCACATGATCTTGTGCCACGGCCCCATCGACCGGATCAAGTGGTTCAAGGTTGATGATCGGATCGCCTGGCAGGGCAACAACCGCGGCGGGAGCGTGACCGTGTCCGCTGAGGGCCTGTTCGGGGGCGAGTCCCGCGAGGGCGGGGTGTCCGGTCAGGTGGACATCGAAATGGGCAAGCCGACCCAGGGGCGGAACAGCTACCTGCTCAGCAAGGTCAGCGCGGACGTGCCCGCCTACCGGGGAGTGGTGGGGGCGGTCCTCCGCCATTGCTACTTGGGCATCAACCCGTACCTGAAGAAGTGGGCATTCAGGGGCCAGCGCATCCACGTCCGCCAGGACGGTCAGGCTCAGTGGTATGACACCAAGGCGGAAATTGGCGGCGACCTCGTGGGCATCACGGGCCGTTGGCAGTACCAGTATGCCGCGAACGCGCTGCCCGTTCCGGCGATTCCGTCCGGCGGGTGGTCGGGTCCGTCCCGGGCTCCCTTCGGTCGCATCGGGCCGTCCTCCTCCTTCTCGCCTGAGTACCCGATCAACACCAGCTGGCCGCACGATACGGGCCTGTGGTTGAAAACGACCGTGAAGTGCAACGGCCTCCTCCCGGTCAGCATCTACGGCCAGGTGGAGAACGCCGCATTTGTGTTCTGGGACGGCCAGTTGATCGGTTCGGTGAACCCGTCCAACGTGAACGCCGCCACCCCGATCTACATGGACTTTGTAGTGCCCACCTCGAAGGCGACCGCGGGCGATCACACCATCCACATCTTCGCACTGGATGACTTCGAGCCCTACGGGAACAGCGACAGCACCTACATCTGGTGTCAAGTGGACCAGCACGCGGACATGAACCCCGCCCACATCATTCGGGAATGCTTGACGGACCCGGACTGGGGGATGGGGTATGCGGAGGCGGACATTGATGACGACTCCTTCCGGGCCGCGGCTGACGTCCTCTGGGACGAAAAGATGGGCATCAGCCTCCTTTGGGATCGCCAGGTGCCCATCGAGTCCTTCATCCAGGAGGTGGTGAAGCACATTGACGCGGCCCTGTACGTCTCCCGCTCCACGGGCAAGTTCGTGCTCAAGCTGATCCGGGCGGATTATGACGAGGAGACGCTGCCGGAGTTCGACCCCTCGAACGTGGAGAAGGTGGACAACCCCTCCCGGCCCGCCTTCGGGGAGCTGACCAACTCCGTGTCCGTGAACTACTGGAACGCCGCGACCGGGAAGGAAGCCAGCCTGACGGTCCAAGACACGGCGATGATCCAGATGCAGGGGGCTGTGATCAACACCACGGTCCAATACCCCGGCTTCAGCAACTTCACCATCGCCTCTCGGGTCGCCCTCCGCGATCTGCGCACGCTTTCGTCTCCGCTCCTGACGTGCACCATCTACACGAACCAGGACGCCCGGGAGCTGAACATTGGTGATGCGTTCAAGTTCAGCTGGCCGGACTTCGAGATTGAGAACGTGGTCATGCGCGTGACGGGCATCGCTTTCGGTGACGGGAAGTCCAACAAGATTCGCGTGACCTGCACCCAGGACGTGTTCGCCTTCCCGCAACAGGGGGTCCTGAACCAGCCGGAGGAAGGCTGGACGGATATTGGTGGGCCTCCCGCCCCCGCCACCAACCGGCTGGTGCTGGAAGCGCCCTATTATGAGCTGGTTCAGGCCCAGGGACAAACCGCCGTGGATGGGGCGCTGGCGTCCACTCCTGAAATCGGCTACCTGACCGTGGCTGCGGCTCGCCCGGCGAACGCCCTCAACGCCTCCGTCTGGGTCAATCCCGGCTCCGGCTTCGAGGAGACGATGGCACTGGACTTTTGCCCCTCTGCGACCCTCGCTGCCGATATTGGACCCATGGATACGTCCTGGACCTTCGAGAACGGGGAGGACCTGGACCTGGTACAAGTCGGGACCCACTGTCAAATCGACGGCGAGCTGGTCCGCGTGGACTCCATCGACCTGGGAACCAGCACGATCACCGTGGGTCGGGGCGTCCTGGACACGACTCCGCGCCCCCACCTCACCGGAGCCCGTCTATACTTCTGGGACGTGTACAGCTCCGCGGACCCGACTGAGTACGTGGACGGAGAAACCCTGGAGGTGAAGATCACGCCAGCGACCAACGAAGGTCCGCTGGACTTGAGCGAAGCCCCGACCGACACGCTGACCCTGGACGCCCGGGCCGCTCGCCCGTATCCGCCCGGAAAGCTTCAAACAAACGGCGCATATTTTCCCGAAACTATTTTCGGTACTGATTTGTTTTCGTTTACATGGGCGCACCGCGACCGCCGCCAGCAAACCGGCGCTGATTATGTGGGCTTCTTAGAAAATTCTATAGGGCCGGAAGTTGGAACGACCTACGAATTTGATTTTTACAACGAAAACGGAGTTTTGTCCAAACAGCTTACCGCGATTGGCGGAACTTCCGCAGCTTGGAATACAGAAGCCGACGATTCTTTGATAATTGCCGTTCAAACTAAACAAGGTTGGCGTTTGGACTTGGCGGCTTATTCGGGCAAGTCGTTAAATGTCAATTCGTCCGGCATTCCTGTTACTTCGGCTTCTATTCAAGGCGGGTTTTTTAAGGACGACGGTACAAAACTTTATGTTTTGGTTCAAATAACTTCTACAACGTCGCGTATAGTTCAATACACGCTATCTACGCCTTGGGACATTTCTACGGCTACTTATGATAGTAAAAATTTTAATCCAACTGCGCAAGTTCAAGGCGGAAACGGATTTTTTATTAGACCGGACGGGTTGAAACTGTACGTTTTGAATTCTTCACCTTCTACTTATTTATATCAATACACGCTATCTACGCCTTGGGACATTTCTACGGCTACTTATGATAGCGTGCGTTTTTCAACGGCAGACGACAACCCGCAAATGGTTTATTTCAACCCGTCCGGTTTGAAATTCTTCATTACAGGCCATACTAACGGACGAATTTACGAATACACGCTGTCTACGCCTTGGGATATTTCTACGGCTACTCTCATTGGAAGTATTTCAATGACGCAACCGACTGGGATAGTCTTTAGAAATGACGGCCTTTTGTTTTGGGTTATGCGTTTTGACAATAAAATTATTTACGAATATAATTGTTCTACCGCTTGGAGTTTAACGGGCGCTTCAACTACAGGAAAGACTTATTCCGTAAGTTCGCAAGAAAGCAGCCCGCAAGGTTTGTTAGCTTCCAATGACGGCAGTTATTTTTATGTATTCGGCAATACGAATTATTTTTATCTTTATAATTCGTATTTCGAAACGGGTTCTTATAGATTGAACGGAAGGGTTAGAATTGTTTGTAGATCGCGGCGCGACGGTTATAGTTCTTTCCAAGAACACGATTTTTCGGTAGAAAGGCAAGGTTACGGTTTTAATTACGGTAAACGTTACGGCAATTAACAAAGGAGTTACGAAAATGGCATCATCTACAGAACCGCGTTCCGGCCTTAACTACGGTTGGTCGCTTGGCGAATCCGGTTGGAATACCGGCATGGATGCGAATTTGCTTTCGCTTGGTCGCTTTGCTTATCACTTGTCTGTTAAAGATCGTGACTTGGCTACGCCGCCCGGTTCGCCTGCAAACGGTGATACTTATATCGTTGCAGCTTCGCCGACTGGCGCTTGGGCTGGTAAGGCCGGTCAAGTTGCGGTCTACAACAGCGCCGGGTCGGCTTGGGTATTCGGCGTGCCCCGGACGGGTTGGGTCGCCTACATCGAAGATGAGGAAGTGCTGTCAGCGTACAAGGCCGGTGGTTGGTCCGCGGGCTTGGCGATCTAAAATTTGCCAAGAAGTTCGTTGGCCGCTAAAATAGTTGCCAACGAACACCTGATTTGAGGAGGAACCATCATGCCCCTGACGCCGGAGCAGGTTGAGCAGATCGCCGTTGCCGCGGCGACCCGGGCGGCGACCCGGGCCGTGGAAAGCGCCGCGGACCGGGCGGCGGAAAAGGTCGCCATGTCCCACTCAGAGTTGAACAGCGTGGTCGCGGAGGCCGTGAAGCAGACGTGGATGCAGCTCGGGGTGGACACGTCCGACCCGTTCGCTATGCAGATGGACTTCCAACACCTCCGCCAGTGGCGCGAGTCCGGGGAGGACCTGAAGCGGAAGGGGACCGTTGCCATGCTGGGCATCTTCTTCTCCGGCCTGGTCTCCCTGATCCTCCTGGGCCTCAAGGAGTGGTTCCACAAATGAGGATGCGCTTGGGCTACTTACCTTCACACCTGAAGAAGTATAGACCCCAAGCGCCATCGAAAGCCCAGCGCCGTAACAGCTCCGACCCTCCTGCGCTTAGGTTACTTCACTTACTCCAGTTCAGTTCTACTTCGCCCGATAAATCGCCGGGACCCCCTGCCCAGGGAGGCGACCGGCGACCGTTCCTGCTGTTCGGAGGCCGTCCGGGGGTTTAAGGTAAGTAAGTTAAGTAAGTTAAGAAGAAGAAGAAGAAGAATATATAAACCCCCAGCCCCGCTGGGCTTCCCTGCCTACTCCACTTCATACTTCTTCAGCTCACGAAGTCGAGCGTTGGGCCACCATCCCAAGCTCACATGATTCTCCGCTCGCCTTCGCCGCCCAGCTTGGCTATACTTCCGGGCATCGCTATGAGAAATGGAGCCCCCCTATGGAATACCCCTTCAAGACCGAACCATTCAACCACCAGCGCGAGG